TCAAGGGTTTTATTTGTTCCTGATTTAAACAATGGTAGGTTTAATATATCTTGGGTTCCAGGTACACATCTGCAAAACAAGATGGCACTAAAGAACGGACTAAAGTTTCCTGGCAACGAACATATTGGAGCCTTTGGTTGTGATAGTTACGATATATCAGGGACAGTAGATGGAAGAGGTTCTAAGGGTGCACTGCACGGACTTACTAAGTTTAGTATGGAAGACGCACCACCTAATACTTTCTTTTTAGAATACATAGCAAGACCACAAACATCTGAGATATTTTTCGAAGACGTATTGATGGCTTTGGTTTTTTATGGTATGCCAATATTAGCAGAGAATAACAAACCACGTTTATTGTATTATTTAAAAAGAAGAGGTTATAGAGGATATTCAATGAACAGGCCTGATAAGACTTGGAACAAGTTATCACCTGCAGAGAAAGAAATAGGTGGTATACCTAACTCTAGTGAAGATATAAAGCAAGCACACGCATCAGCGATTGAGAGTTATATATCAAGCTACGTGGGTTTAAACGAGCAGGGTGACTACGGTAACATAGAATTTAATAGAACGCTAAACGATTGGGCTAAGTTCGATATAAATAAACGAACGCAGTTTGACGCATCTATCAGTTCTGGACTTGCCATCATGGCTTGTAATAGACACATGTATCAACCTAAAACAGAAAGACAAACAAACACATTGAGCTTTGGGTTTTCAAAGTTCGATAACAAAGGAGCAATATCAAAGATAATTGAGTAATGATTAAAACTAAAACTAAATCCGTTTTCCCTAGTCAGGCAGTGCCTGATGAGGAGAAGTCAAGCTTTGACTACGGCCTGCAAGTTGCTAAGGCAGTTGAGGCGGAATGGTTTGACAGAGACGGTGGTAGCTCTAGGTATTATGATACTAAAAATAGGTTTCATGAGCTTAGACTATATGCTAGAGGTGAACAGTCTGTTCAGAAATATAAAGATGAATTATCTATTAACGGTGATTTGTCTTATCTTAATTTAGACTGGAAGCCTGTACCAATCATTCCTAAGTTTGTTGATATTGTTGTTAATGGTATATCTGAAAGATTATATAAGATAAAAGCTTTTTCACAAGACCCTGCATCAGTTAAAGAAAGAACAGACTACGTAGAGGCGGTGATGGAAGATATGCAGTTTAAAACATTTAAAGAAACTGTACAACAAGAGACTGGAGTTAATACATTTAACAATGATCCAGCAACTATACCGCAAGATGATGACGAGCTAGCAATACATATGCAGCTAGATTATAAGCAAGGTATAGAGATAGCAGAAGAAGAAGCACTAGACAACTTATTTAATTTAAATAAATATAGTTTAGTTAAGAAAAGATTAGATTACGATTTAACTGTACTTGGTATTGCTTGTGTTAAAAATGGTTTCAATACAGCTGAAGGAGTTACAATCGAATATATAGATCCAGCAAATATAGTTTATTCATACAGTGAGTCACCGTTCTTCGATGACTTATATTATGTTGGTGAAGTTAGGAGAATTACTTTAACACAATTAAAGAAACAATTCCCTGACCTAACCCAAGAGCAACTAGAAGATTTAGAAAGTAAATACCAAAGCTCTAATTACGATAGATACAACTATTACCCTGAGCATCGACAAGATAAAGATTATATTAATGTATTGTACTTCGAGTATAAAACATTTAACAATCAAACATACAAGATTAAACAAACTGCATCTGGTGCTGACAAAGCAATAGAGAAGTCTGATACGTTTAACCCACCTAAAGATCAAAGAGCTAGGTTCCAAAGGGTTTCTAGATCTATCGAGGTTATGTACTCTGGTGTTAAAGTATTAGGTCACGATATATTATTAGATTGGAAGCTATGTGAAAACATGACACGTCCTAAGTCTGATATAACAAAGGTGGCTATGAGTTATAACATCGTAGCGCCAAGGATGTACAAAGGAGTTGCTGAGTCATTAGTAAGCAGAATGATGACGTTTGCTGATATGATTCAGTTAACGCATTTGAAGCTACAGCAAGTGATGTCACGCATGGTACCAGATGGTGTTTACTTAGACGCTGATGGTATCGCTGAGATTGACTTGGGCAACGGCACAAACTACAATCCACAAGAAGCTTTGAATATGTACTTCCAAACTGGTTCTGTTATTGGTAGATCAATGACACAGGATGGAGACTTTAACAATGCAAGAGTACCTATTCAAGAACTACAAACTAGTGGTGGTAATGCTAAAATATCTGCACTTATTAATTCTTACAATTACTATTTGCAAATGATTAGAGACGTTACAGGTTTGAACGAGGCTAGAGATGGTAGTGCACCAAACGAAAACTCTTTGGTTGGATTACAAAAACTAGCTGCAGCAAATTCAAACGTCGCTACTAAGCATATACAAGATGGAGGTTTATACCTAACTCTTAAAACCGCAGAGGCGTGTTCTCTTAGAATATCTGATGTACTTGAGTACTCTAACACTCAGAACCAATTTATACAGTCTCTAGGAAGATTTAATGTTGGTACACTTCATGAAGTTAAGAACCTACACTTGCATGACTTTGGTGTATTCTTAGAGATAGAGCCTGACGAAGAAGAGAAGACTAGACTAGAAAACAATATACAAATGGCATTGCAGCAGCAAGCTATTAACTTAGAAGATGCTATCGATGTTAGGAATATAAGAAACACTAAACTAGCTAATCAATTACTAAAAGTTAGAAAATCCAAGAAGATGGCACTTGACCAGCAGATGAAGGAGCGTAACATACAGATGCAAGCTCAAGCAAATCAAGAATCATCTAGGGTTGCAGCAGAAGCTGAGATGCAGAAGCAACAAGCACTAGCATCTACTGAAATACAAATACATCAAGCTAAGAATCAGTTTGAAATTGAGAAGATGGAAAGAGAAGCACAGATCAAGTTTGATCTCATGCAAAAAGAGTTTGAACTAAACATGCAGCTTAAAGATGTAGAAAGTCAAGTGATAAAGGATAAAGAGAAGTATAAAGAAGATCGCAAAGATGAAAGGACTAGGATACAAGCCAGTCAACAATCTGAGATGATCGAGCAAAGAAAACAAAATGCACCTGCTAAGAAGTTTGAATCCGCTGGGTTTGATAACTTAGGAGGCTTTGGCTTGGAGCAGTTTGACCCAAGATAAAAACAAACAAACACTTATATAATATTATATCATGGAAGAAATTAAAGATGAACAACCAGTTGTAGAGCAGGAGGTTACACCAACTGAAGAAGCACCGGTTGAAGAAAACAAAGTTAAAAGCGAAGTATTAGAAGATGGAACTTACAGAGTAGGTTTTGCAGATACTAACGAAACGCCAACGGTAGAAGAGCCACAGGCACCTGAAGAACCAATAGTAGAAGAGGATGTTCCTGTTTTACAAGAAGTTACTGATGAGCCTGAAGTTGAAGAACCTATCGCAGAAGAGCCAGCACAAGAAACAGTTCAAGAAGAGACTGTAGTTCAGGAGCAACCACAAGTTGACTTGCCTGAAGGGATTGAAAAGCTAGTTGAGTTTATGAAAGAAACTGGTGGAACAATCGAAGACTACGCTAGGCTAAATGCTGATTATGGAAAACTAGACGATAAGGCACTTTTATTAGAATATTACAAGGCGACTAAGCCTCATCTAAGTTCAGATGAACTCAACTTCTTAATCGAAGATAGATTTGATTATGATGAAGAGATGGACGAAGAGAGGGATATAAGAAGAAAAAAGCTCGCGTACAAAGAAGAAGTAGCACAAGCTAAAAATCATCTCGAGAGTATGAAGTCCAAGTATTACCAAGATCTTAAGTTAGGATCGCGGTTGACTCCTGATCAACAGAAAGCTATGGACTTTTTCAACAGGTACAACGAGGAACAAAAATCGGTGGAAGAACTAACCACCAAACAGCAGCAACACTTTCAAGCTGAAACAAACAAAGTTTTCAACGATAAGTTCAAAGGTTTTGACTTTCAAGTCGGTGAAAAGAAATATCGTTTCAACGTGAAGGATGTGCAAGAAACAAAGCAAGCTCAAAGCAATGTTATGAATGTGTTCGATAAGTTTATCGGGCAAGACAATTTACTTAACGACGCTAAAGGTTATCACAAGTCTTTGTTTGCTGCACGTAATGCTGATGCACTTGCTAATCACTTTTACGAGCAAGGTAAAGCCGATGCAGTTAGAGATATGACTGCTCAAGCTAAGAACATCAAAGTTGATCGCACTACATCCGATGGTATGATAAACGCTGGTGGTACTAAAGTAAGAGTTATTAGTGGTGAAAATAGTTCGACAACAAAAATAAAACTAAAAAACTATTAAAAACTAAAAACTAAAAATTATGGCAACTAATGTAAGTTTTGCTGGACCAGCGGCCGCAGGTATCGTAAGTCCAGCTTACAAAAAGCAAACTTTAGCTACAAACTACTTAGACTTTACGTCTAGCGATGTATTTGGCGACGGTTCTAACGTGGCTGGATGGGCACAACAATATCTTCCTGATCTTTATGAGCAGGAGGTTGACAGATATGGTAATCGTACTATCTCTGGGTTTTTATCAATGCTTAGCGCAGAAATGCCTTTGCAATCTGATCAAGTTATTTGGTCTGAGCAAGGTCGTTTACACTTGGCTTACACAGCCAGTGTCAACACTGAGACAGGCGCTGTAACTTCTATTTTAAATATCGATACTGGATCTGCTGAAGCACACGCAGTTCGCAAAGGCGCAACTGTTGTTTGTGAAATTGGAGGCGTTGTATTTAAAGGTCTAGTTACCGTTGGTGTTGAAACAGCTACTAACGCTTTAACTATCAAGCCTTACGGAGCTGAAAACATGGACGATTTAGCTGGAGTAGCTGCAAATGCTTCTGCAACTATTAAATTCTTTGTATATGGTTCTGAGTTCGACAAAGGAACAGATACAATGACTAATTCTATCGAGCCTAACTTTAAGACTTTCACTAACCGTCCAATGATTATCAAAGATCATTTCGAAATCAACGGTTCTGATACCGCTCAAATTGGTTGGATCGAAGTTGCTGGCGAGTCTGGACAAGGTGGTTACCTTTGGTACTTGAAAGCTGCTGGTGATACTCGTACTCGTTTTAATGACTACTTAGAGATGTCAATGGTTGAAGCTGAAAAAGCTGAGTCTGCATCTACTGTAGGTGTTGAAGGTACTGAAGGCTTGTTCTCCGCTATTGAGAATCGTGGTATTGTAGCTACTAGCTTATTAGACGCTGCTACAACTAGCGATGCAGAACAATTAGACGAATTCGACTTGTTACTAGCTGAGCTCGACAAGCAGGGCGCTATCGAAGAAAACATGCTTTATTTAGACAGAAGCGCTAATATTAAGTTCGACGATATGCTTGCTGGTCTTTCTGCTGGTACTCAAGGTGGTACTGCTTATGGAGTATTTGAAAACTCTGAGGACAT